ATGGAACCTGTAACAAGCTCCGTAGCATCGCGCATAGGATCAAGCTGAAGATCGCCTCCAAATGCATCGTTCGCAAGACCACCCTGCGAAGTAAGCTCCTGATTTTCCTCATCATGCACAGGTGCCTGAAGTGAGTGTTCCTTCGTGAAGAAGGTATCCTCACTCCACTTAGCTCCGCGAATCTCGTTAGCAACCGTACCCGGCTCACGTCGGTCAGGGTAAATCAGCCATGAACTTCTATCGAATACACGATAACGTCCAGACTGAGTTCTAACCTCAGTAGTCGGCATAAGCAATTCTGCGTAGAAGTTCTGATCTACATACCCAACCGAAAAGTTGGTGAGGATCGGATCTACGTAGAGAGTACCAGGATCATACATTGAGTTTTCTCACCACCTTTCAGATTACGGGAGTAGCAAGCCAGGAAGCGACAATCTAACAGCCGCTCGCTCGCCTGCGTTAGCAGTACCCTTAACACACTGACCAATAACACGTTCGCCAGTAGCAGCCGTCTTTGCTCTACCATCAGTTCCGGCAGAAACAGCAGCACCTACTGTAATGGCAGCAGAACATTCCATTTCAGTAATACCGGCGGAACGTACCGAAGCACCCTTACCCTTAAGAATCTCAGCAGCAGATACACCAAACTGCTCAACACCGACAATCTGATCTGTGATAGCAGTTACAGGAGTAACAGTTTCCTCTGCTGAGAACTTAACAGCACGAAACTTCGTAATCGCAGCAGCAGCGTCGTACCCCTTATCGAGTACGAAGTTACCATAAGCGGGCATTTAGGTAATCACCACCTTCCTTAGTTATTCCGAATGGACGTTAGAACGATAAGCTGCATAAAGCTCAGGATCGCGCTTAGCAGCAACAAGCACTGCATCCTTCATTTCCAGCTTATCTTCCTCCATTACCTCTTCAACGAGAGCTGCGAAAGCCTGCCTATCTTCGCTACCACCGCGAGAGCCGGAGTTAGGATTTACACGAGATTCAACCTCTCTCGTAGAACCACGCTCGCCATACTCGACAATACCATTAGCCGCGATATGATCGAGAAGGCTCTGAAGCTCCAAATGCGAGAAAGACTGAGTAGCGATAGCCTTGTGAGATTCCTCAATGTCATTGAGAACCAAGGCACTAAACCCGCGAGTCGTCTTTTCGTCTGTGGGCTTGTTTTCCTTATCAAGTGCAGGGAAGCGATCGTAACGATTAGAGAACGCCTTAGCCTTGTTCTCAATATCGGTAGCTTCCAACTTCTGCATACGTGCAAACTCTTCAGGATACTGTTCCCTGAATGCCTTACGCTGCCCAACTTCCTGATCTGCCTTACGCAAAGGCTCAAGCTGCTTATTAACTTCCTCTGCGGAAGTAACTACTGTGCTAAACGCAACTGGCTCACCCTGCTTAACTTCAACGCCAAGTGCAGTTGCAACCCTAGAGACATTACTTGCCCATGCTTCGGCAACCTCAGTCTCCGATGCATCTACCTTAAGACCGAGAGACTCTCTAAGCTGCTTTAGGAACTCTTCCATGCTACCCTCCTCTTCAAGTTCTTGGATGATTGGTGGTTGGTCACGACGGTACATATCATCTTCTGGAATATCGTTGTCAGTCCTCCTTTCAGGCGGGGAACCTGTCCCCGGTTCTGAATGTTCAATATCTGCGTGTTCTGCCTTAAGCATATCAACCGATTGTCGGTGCTTTGTCATAGCACCTTGTAACGTGCTACGAATGCGTGGAGTGTAATTCTCTGCCAAAGTACCATCTACCACAGCATCGAGACTCTTTACTCCATCAATCATACCCATTGAAAGAGCTTTATCTGCTGAGAAGATCCTTCCGTCAGCAAATGGCATTACCGATTCTTTATCTAGTCTCCTTCCTTCGCTAACAGCACCGACAAACTTATCCATAGTTTCATCTACGTGTTCTTGGATATATTCTCGCGCTTCTCCCGTAAGTGGCTCATCTGGATTACCTGCGGTTTTGAACTTACCCGCGCTGATGTAAGTAACTTTTCTACCGTCCCTTTCGTTCTGCTGAGACTTATCTTCGTGAACGGTATATACACCAATTGAACCAACCTTCCCTGACGGAGTTGCATAAAACTCACTAGCCTGAGAGCCTAGCCAAAATGCACCTGAGTTTGCATCAGTATTTGCTACAGCGATAATAGGCTTTTGCTCTCTCGCCTCCCTAATTAGATCGCCAGTCTCTTCGATCATATTAGCAGAACCACCAGGAGAATCAATATCCATGATGATGGTCTTAACCTTATCATCAGACAGTAGCGACTGAAGGTCTGCACGTACATTCTGTAGATTAGTCGCTCCACTAACTTCTGTCATAAGGTTCGCCTTAGGGAAGATTGGTCCGTAGATAGGCATAATGCCAACTCCACCGCCAACCTCAATACGTGACAGTTCTCTTTCACCGTGTTCTGCTTGCTCAATGCGGAGTTTAATCACATCATCGCTCAAACTCTGATCCATGAGCCTACGGTTAATAATGTCAAGCATCATACCAAGGCTTGACTCTTCCATGAGCCAAAGATTGCTGGTTAGTGCTTTGATGATCTGTGCATAATCCTTCACTGCTTAGTCACCCACACTTTACCGTTGTTTACGGCATCCTGTAGCGCAGCAATACCCTTCTCTGCATTATCCTGATCCACATACTGTTCACTATTTACAATCATGCGACCATTCTCTGCCCACACTCTGAAGTACGAGACTCCTGACTTCTTAACAATGAGTTCGATGCCTTCAGCCATTAAGCTTCACTCGTTCCTTTTCCAATGTTACCTGAAGGATCTGTCTGACCTTGGTTCTGGACGCCACCCTTGTTATTGTCGTTACCGCTACTAGCATTAGCTTCGGGTGTTTGCTTGCCGCCCATCTTAGCAGGCATATCAACAATCTCTCTAACCCACTGCTCAGTCTCAAGGTCTAGCGTAATCAAGTTTTGCGCCGCCAAATTCGATAGTGCGGAAGCCCACTGTTGTAGGTCTTTTGCTTCGCCAACGTTACGCGCCTTGAGTCGCGGGAATTTATCTGTATCGAAGTTGTATGCGACAAGCTGCGGAATAAGGTAGAGGTTCATGTACTCACAAACAAGATTTGCAACGTACCTAAGGGACTTCTCAAACATATTTTGATGCGATCCTGCCGTTGCCCTACCGCCACCTTCCTGAAGTCCCATAAGCAAGAACTGCACCATTACGTTGAGCATGATCTGGCCGTTGTGATGTTCAACTGACTTCAGAACATCAACTAGCTGACCTTCTACCTTTGCGAAGCTAACCTCAACTCCTGGCGGTCTTACAATGTACGCCCTCTCATTTGTACGAAGGTTCCTACCCAACTCATGTGCAGCCAACTTATCTGCGTCGTTGTAACCGGGCGCAAGTTGAATATCCGGTACGCCGATACCGTGGCGTTCTTTCTGGATAGCGTCAATCTTGTAAAGATGCTCTTTGTAATACCAATGCTTGTATGAGGTTCTGAGCAGCGATCGTCCCTCAAGATTGCCGCCCTTCTTATTGAACGTAAAGATGACAAGCTTCTCTACAGGGATTTCCACTTCATCCACTTTACCGTCGGCGCGCACTGCGTTATGAACAACCCCCACAGGACCACCGTTGTCGTCATATTGGAAGTTCTTGATAGTGAGTGCAGGGCGTGGAGCTAGCTTTTTAAGCATTGTGTACTTACGCCTATTAGCACCCTTCTGTTTAGGTGCCCACTCTCTAATCTCAAAGACCTTCTCAAGTACCGAATAACCATCTTCGTACATTCTTAGAATGTCGTCGAGTACGAGAAGGAAAGGTGCCGAAGTACCCTGCAACAGATTGTACTGCACAAACTCTGCAATCTGTTCGTTAATGGGATCTTCGTCATAAGCCTGTACAAAGTAGGTAGCGGCAGAAACAGGTGTCTTGGCTGCTCTGAGTGAAACATCAACAGCAACATCGCCTGATGCCATTGCCTGATAAGTCTGTAGAGCTTGCCTTTTGTTAGAAAGCTGCGGAACTGTCTCACGTAACGTACCGCCCTGTGATGATCCAGACTCAGCAAGTGAGCCAGGGGGCGTAGGCAACGCACCCTTAGCATCGAGAGTAGTACCCGTATCCTTCTTACGAGGATCGGGTGGTGTAGGTGCGGCTGTTCGGATACGGGGCAGATTCATAGACTAAGATTGCTTTCTAAGATAGTCTGTTCTTGTAGCGTAAAGAAGCTATCTGCTTCTGTGCCTCTTGGCGAGGAATCATACACGTCGGCAAGGTGGGAATTGCCACCAAGAACGAAGTATTGCCCCATAAAATACCTAAGAGCATCAGGACCGTGATCGTCATAATCGTGCTGACCCTCTTTAGGGTTCTTTTCACCGGGTTTAATATCAGGCGTATGTAGCCTGTCCATCTGACGAATCAACTCAGTGCATGAACGATCAATAAAGAGCTTAGGCTTACCATCGGGCTGAAGCTTAAGCCACCTTTTAACGCACTCAATTCCAGTAGTCCAGGGAACGTCATCTTTAAACACATTCCCAATAAGCAATGCAAGTGTTGCAGCTTCATCGGCTCCGCGAGGGTCGCCATGCAGACCATCAACATGAAACCCTTGTGGGTTTGCTCTAGACTTTAATGCTAGCCCATGCTCCCACGTACTTTTGTGTCTAACTTGATATTCGCGCCACACATATACATTGTCGGACGGATCGACCATAATGTCCAAGCAAACCCAGGGAGCAGCATAACCATAGTCAAACGTCCAATAGTTTCTGAAACCGGGGTTATAGTCAATGTCGATAACGTGGTACATTGGATTGAATTCGTCATAAATCTTACCTTCGATAGTGGTGAATTCAGCAGCATATTCCTGAAGGAAGTGATGCTTGCTAGCAACACGTTCAATGTTTAGAATCTCGGGATCGTTACGACCACCAGGATAACGAGCAACATTTTCCCACGTTGGGAAACGCCATGACTCATATTCAGGGAACCTAGCATCTTGACCTAGTTGCCAAAGTCCTTCATACCAATTATGACCTCTAGGTGTACTGGGGAATACGGCCCAACCTCGTTTATCCGAAAGAGCAGGCTGTATGTACATTTCCCAAATATCGGGAGTTTGTAGTGCTGCCTCAGAAATGATAGCTCCATCGAGTCCTTCTCCAACGAGGCTGTCTTTATTATCGGCAGAGACAACTTCAACGATGGTGTTCCAGGGGAATTCAATTCGCATGTCACCTTGCTTAACATTGTAAGAAGCCTTCACCTTACCCTTCATCTTTAACTTCATGATGATATCACGGTAAAGGACTCTAAACTCTTTCTCTCCACCCTTATACTTTGGGCCTACGATCCAGTAGTAAGAGTTGGGGGTAAAGACCTTCTCAAGCAAGTAACGAGCAGCCATAGTGGTTTTACCAAAACGGCGTCCACAGCAGGGGATTTTGAAACGTGCATTAGAACGATGAAATGCCCACTGAGCTTCACTGTGGGGTTTGTAATCAACTTGTTCAAACAGAACTTTTTGATTGATCTCTGTCATGCCTCTCCATGAGTTGATCTTGCTTTAGTTCTGTACGGGCAGCTTGGTAAGCCGAAAAGTGACCCGCTACGTTGGCATAGATAGAAATTGCCCCAACAAACGCCACAGAGTCCCTGAGACTTGTTAAGTACCATAGGGGGATTACCAGTAGCCACGCTAACGTAAGAACGAGATTCAGCTTGACGTATTGAAGTGCGCTCATTCACCACTTACTTCAAATTCAAACGGTCCAAGGTATGGAATCTCAGGTGAAGTATCGAAACGTAGATAAAGTCGGTAGATACCAGCAGCCCAAAGACCACCGTTATTGGTATCAACCAAGCAATATGCTTTCATACCTGAGCTTGATCCTGCTTGGTCAGTATACTTTAATGCACCGTTCTCATCTTTAACCGTAAAGCGTGGGTTAGTACCAGTCAAGCTAGCAAGGTTGGCAAGTGCATCTGTCACATCAACAATCAAATACTCTTTAGTACCTACGGGCAGCGTAACTGCCATGATAACCTCCTATCTATGCATAATCCCTGTGAAGTGTCTACGTGCAACTCCTGCCCAATGCCTAATGTTCAGCGTACCAACCCACTTGCGGGTAAGTGTACCTGACCAGTGCCGACCATCAAACTCAGCGGAGAACCTATTAGGCTCAAGTACACCCTGAAAATGCTTAGTGGTTGTACCTGACCATTTTCGTCTTAGCTCACCTACAAGTAATGTGTCGTATAGCTGTAGGAATTCGGACGGAGTAGATACAGTGAACGTAAGACGGACAGTAGCTGAATCTGTTGGTACAAGCGGAGTATATGTATCAGACCCGCTCGGTGTAAGAGTCAGCCTTACTGTAGTTGCATCAACGTCTATTTGTTTATCAGAACCGCTAGGAGTAAATGTCAGGTTTACTGTGGCAGCATCTACAGCACCACCACTAACTGTGTCGGAACCACTAGGCGTAAACAGCAGTGGTACTGTAGCCGAGTCAGTATTGACCTGAACATCTGCACCACTAGGAGTAAACGAAAGTCTTACGGTTGCTGCATCAGTAACTGGCTCAAC